ACAATGTCCTCAAAATTTCAAAGACAATGGGTGCAACGGGAGGTAGAATCCATCCTCCCCGCTAGCGAGCTTACGACTGGACCAAAAAGAGTCCACATCGCTGCGCCTACCTGTGCCGTTGGCGACACGGTAGTTGCTAGTATTAATGATTCGGTGCGTAAAAGTAGAAATAACCACAACGCTGAGTCATTAGTGCTTTCCCTATCTTCGCGAGTGTTTGCGGAGGTAGTTGGGCTTTCGGGCTCAGTCAAGGTAATTGTAAACTCACTTCTTAGACCGTTCGTCGGTCGTTATATCGGCAATAAGGGCCGTGTGGTGAGTCCCAAGGAACAGATCCGGATGGTGCGTAGTATGTGTAAGACTGCGCAACGTATCCATGCCCGTGAAGACCAGTTGAATACTGAACAGGACTATGTAAAGTACTGGACAGACTCATATCTGGCTAAGGCATTTAAATCTGATTTACCGGTTGTGGATGATCGTTTTCATTCTGCACCGTTATTTGTGAGTTGGTTTGGCCGATTCATTGCTCGTTCCCTCGTGAAGGGAGATGTTAGCTTCCTGTATTCCCTACAGAAGGGTACAAAACAGGCGTGGGAGCCCCTTGGGCGACCCCGTATGCTAAAGTCTTTAAAAGGACATCAAGAGCGTCTCGGTACTGATCATGGGAATGTTCCAGAAGATCTGGTGCGGGCGATCGAACTCACCTCGTCTGAGGTGTACGAAGGGCTCACACAGAGACCAATGGAAAAGATGATTCCCTCGGGAAGTGCATGTTTACAGCGAAGCCGCCACTCTGGGGGCGCGTTAAAACTATATGCACGACCTACTCACTTTCGGGATTTGTGGAAAAGTGAAATGGCTCGTCGAATAGGACGTTTACCTGCGATTGCATCAACGGTAGATGACTGGCGGCAGAAAACTTTTGAATCTGCTATTGACGAAGCGTTAGCGAACATGCCTGGAAATGAACAGCACTCAAGTTTGAATGTTGGAGTTCAGGCTATTCCCGAACCGGGAAAGTTTCGTATTATCACTAAAGGGTGTGGGTATCTCTACACTGCCTTGCAGCCCCTCCAGGGCCAGATGCTGTCTTGTTGGAAGAGACATGGAAGTTCTTCTATGCGACATGCGGACCTGACAGAGAGGGTGCGAGAGGTTGACGACAGATGTAAAGAATGTGATGTTTGGGTTTCTGTCGATTATGAGGCGGCAACCGATTTGATAAAACAGTCTGCAACACTTTTAACGATGAGCTCTTTAAAGGAGCATCCGTTGTATGAGTTGGCCATTGCCTCTATGAAAAATAACGTCGCTGAGTACACCCTGTCGCATGATGCGATTGTCGAGCTTCTGGAGTGGCAAGTAGGCCATCCAAAGGAGAAGATGACAAGTCAACATATTGTCCAGGTGAATGAGAAACATGGAATAAAATCACATGTTACTCGCGACGGAGATGTAGCCTCAGTCGGTTGGCGAATGCCGATCAAAGATGCCCAGTTGATGGGCCATCCTCTATCTTTCACAGCCCTGTGCATCGTGAATCTTGCGGTGTACAAGGTAGCTGTAATGCGATGGTTGAAGGATGCCATATTTAATGGATCTGACCGTGAATTTCTCTTTCGGGAGAGAGTCGCGACAAAGATGTACGATAATGTTATCGTGAATGGCGATGATATGCTATTCAAGTGTCCGCGATCTTTCGTGCCTGTTTTTAATAGGGCAGTTCTCGACGCCGGGTTTAAACTCTCGGCTGGTAAGAACTATGTCTCAAATGACTTTGCCATGATAAATTCACAGGTATTCCGAAGACGGTTGGGAAAGATGGTGCGAGTTGGCTATTTAAATCAACGATTACTCACTGGTAATAATATAAAGACCGGTGAGTCAGCAGCCACTCCGGTTGGGGTTTCTCGGGACCTCAATCAGATGTTTGAACTGCTTGGAAATGCGTTGTTTCTTCCAATGGCGATGAAGCGTTTTCCTGCCTTTAGCAGCAAGGCCTTTCAGCCGAATTGGTTTGCGCCAGTGCACCTTGGTGGTTGTGGAATTGATCCGAAGTGGTCCAATGGCCCTGTCAGATTTACTCGAACACAGCGGATAGTTGCGAGGAAGTTTCTTCGCTGTCCGACTACGTTGTATTATCTGAGAGGAGGTCCCACCCTTCCGGTGAATGCAGTTCCGAATAGTGTTTCTCACTTTCGTCCAGTCTTTGGAGACTATGTTCCTCAGAATTTTGAGGTTCAGATGCTCGACGATGGCTGGATGAGTCGGATTGCGTTGTTGGCCCGTATCTCCGGACAAATGGATAAGGTAGGATCCGTCGCTATGCGAAATATAGTCCTCTGGGATGAGACCCAGAATGGGAGAAGGCGAAAAGTAAATGCCCTAACCCAAGAAGAAATGGACTTGTTTCGTAGTGTGCGATGGTTCGGAACTCCTGGTCCTGTGTGTCCTGACCTTCGTCCGCTATTGGTTCCAGAGGTCCTGGTGGCGGAAAAGGATTTCGAGTGGAGGAGCCGGTAGAGGCCGGTGTATGGGGTTTGGTACTGTAATAGCCCAAAACGGTGCGGCTTTGCCGCTCAATACTTCCGTGCTAAACAAAACGCCGAGAGACTGCACGGCGCTTCCGGGACGAAAGATGATTGTTCCGGTTGGTACCAGATGTACAGTCCCGCCTGTTGGTGTGGCGGGATCCCATGTCTACACCAAATCGACAGAAGAATAAGGGACAAGGGCAGCAATCCAAGGCTGCTCCCCCTAAAAGAAGCAAGAAGACGCGCGGAATGAATTTTGATGAAGATCGTGAGCCGGCAGTGTACGGTGAAACAATCCGTACGACCAAGCCGACCATAAATCAACGTAATGGGGCTTATCGAGTGTCTAATACCGAGCTGGTTGTGGCTACAGTGAATGGTTCGACTTTATTTTCGATACCATTCAATGCCAATATCAACCCAGGGTTGGCGACTCTCTTTCCTTGGCTTTCGAAGATTGCTGCGAATTACGAGCAATATAATTTTGAGAGGTTGGAATTCCGTTGGGTTCCAATTGCTCCTACGAGCACCAAAGGTAACGTGATATTGTCCCCAAATTACGATGCAAGTGATCCAGTCGCAGTCTCCGAAGTACAGCTGGTTAATTCTTATGGTACGATAGACTTTCCTTGTTGGAAGCCCTCAGTACTAAAGATGGACCGAACTGCAATGCATGCTCTAGGTCCGCGTAAATTCATACGAACCTTTGCCGTGGCCGGAGATCCAAAGACTTTTGATGTTGGAATAATCTATCTTGGAACAAACAATGAAGTTGATGCGTCAGCGATAGGAAAGTTGTTCGTCTCTTATGACGTCAACCTTTATATCCCATCGAATGATCATCCTGTCTTCTTAGCTCCGAGTCAGACCTCCTTCTTTACCACAAAAGCTGACCAAACTGTCTTGACAACCGTAACTACCAACTTAAATCAGTGGATTGTTTACGCAGGTAATGCGCGAGCGGATCCGTTGGGTTTTGCTGGAAATGCGGCTCTTCAGACTCCCAATACTCCCTGGACGAACTTTCTTCCGGGGCAAGGGGTATATCTGATTTATGGCAGTTTGAGATTAACCGATTCTGCCAATGAAGCTGGGACATATCAAGTGTCCATTGCTGATAACGGTGCAATTTTTACCGGAAATCAGTATACAACAACGATGGCGGCGAATGGTTCGGCGACCTTTTTGAACATGTCGTTCACTGGTCAGGTGGTTGTGTCAGTGGGTGACTTGATCACAATACAAGTACAGATAACCGGAGCGGCAGGTACGCTAAAAGTACTGGCTGGCTCAACGATCTTTGCGTCTCTTGCATAAAGAAACATTCCTTGATGGAATTAATGCAGCTACTTATGCTGCTCGCCTTAATTGGGATTTGGACTCCATTGTGGCCGAAAGCGACCCTGTCAGGGACAGGTGAACGACTAGCTGGTTAAACGTCCTCTGGTTCGTCAATTGTCATGGCGAATATTATTAACCCTAAAGCTCGGTGTTGAGGTCTTTTAAGGTTTAGTACTCTCTTTATCGTCAGTGTTTGTGACGCCAAACTTGCCTCGGTGGGTCAAGCCGACTCGCAATAAGGGTGATTGCTAACACATACGACGTTAGAGTTGAATACTACCCCTGAACAAGGGCTCTCATCCTGTTTATTCACTGGTCTGGGACAGTGAGGGGACCGAGAGGAACCAATGTTGCCCTTTAAAGGTGGGCCGGGTAGGTGACTGTTGGGGGCTGAGTGGGAACTCAGGTTGGACGGAAAATCACATCGTCC